GATTCCACCTGGCGGCGTAAATCTGTTCGATCCCACGATCAAGAAGGCCCTTCAGTACAAGGATCCCAAGACCGGAGCAAACAGCGTGAAGCCTATCTGGCAATTCGAAACCGAGCTGCGATCTGACAGTCGATGGAAGAGCACGAAGAATGCTCAGGATTCCATGATGCAAGCAGCTCATCAGGTTCTATCTGACTTCGGGGTGAAGTACTAATGGCCGTTACCGCAGGACCAATCAAGGGCCCAGGTGGACCGATCAGCAGTGGACCTTCGTACGAGTCTCAGCTCACTGGAGCCAATCGAGATGCGTACGTCGCTATCCAGCGACTGTTCGCCACTTACGGACTCGACTCACTCGCATCGAAGATCTTCGACTACGTCAAGAACGGATACTCTGGTGACACGATCACGATCCTGCTACAGGACACGCCAGAGTACAAGAAGCGATTCGCTGGCAACGAGGTGCGAAAGCAGAAGGGACTACCTGTCCTCAGTCCTGCCGAGTATCTCTCCACTGAGGCTTCGTACAAGCAGATCATGGCCTCCGCTGGGCTGCCCATCGGATTCTACGATCAGCCATCGGACTTCAATCAGTGGATCGGGAAGAACGTAAGCCCGTCTGAGATCCAGTCACGAGTGGATCTTGCTACTCAGGCAACGATCCTGTCTAACCCTTCGTACCGCCAGGCCCTGAATCAGATGGGAATCGGTGACAGTGAACTAACTGCCTACTTCCTTAATCCAGACAGGGCACTGCCAGCGCTACAGAAGGCTGCGGCTACTGCGGCCATCGGCGCAGAGGCGCTGTCCAAGGGTCTCACGTTCGACAAGGACTACGCTGAGCTTCTCGCAACCTCTGGAGTTTCTCAGTCCGATGCAAAGCAGGGCTACGCACAGATCGCGAACAGCCAGCCTCAGATCAACGACATCGCAAAGATGTACGGAGACACGTTCTCGCAGCGTGAGGCAGAGCAGGCAACGTTCCAGTCCCAGGCAGATTCTCTCCAGAAGCAGAAGCGACTGGTTTCGTCTGAGCAAGGACAGTTCGAGGGTCGAGCGGGTGCAGCAGCAGGTGGATTTGCATCTGCTGGAGGAGCCAGGTAGAGTATCAATCACAAGAGACGTACCCGCTTCACGGCGGGTACGCTCAATCTTGCTATAGCGTAGTGGTAGCGCCCCTGTTTTGGGAACAGGTAGTCTAGGTTCGATTCCTGGTAGCGAGACGAGAGCGGAGATAGCAGGTGTAATTCCTGCCCCCTGGACCACGTCCGGGGTGAGGGGAACCAATAACCCGCCGCTCGTGACTTGCCTCACTGATGTAGCGGTAACATACCAGTCTTCCAAACTGGGCTCGTCGGTTCGATCCCGACGTGAGGCTCTGCTGGATGGTGTAACGGTAACACGCGGGCCTCATAAGCCTGAGCTTCGGGTTCGATTCCCGATCTAGCCATATGTCCTTGGTGTAATGGCAGCACGAGAGATTCCAAACCTCTCGGCGTGGGTTCGATTCCTACAGGATATGCTCTATGCTTCTTGGTGTAATCGGTAACACAGATGGCTCTGAACCATCCGTACGAGGTTCGAATCCTTGAGGAGCAGCTCCATGGGAGATGGTGCGGGAAGGTCCGCAAGCGGTCTAGAAAACCGTACCAGGGATACCTGAGGGTTCGATTCCTTCATCTTCCGCTGAGTAACCTGACGTAAAAAGATGCTCCCGTCGCGACGGTGTCAGGTCAATGGATTGCATGGGATTGGATCCCGAGAGGTTTGCTAAACCTCTTCAGCTCTAGCTGGTGGTTCGATTCCACTGCTCTCCGCGTGATCTGCTAGATGGTTCGAAGCGGCGCCTGCAAAGCGCCGATGCAGGGTTCGATTCCCTGGTGGGTCTCATGGGTTGGGTGCTAGTGCACAAGCGAGGCTGTAACCCTTGCGTCTTCGGACATGATAGGTGCGATTCCTATACGGCTCACGGGCGATTAGTGTCAACGGTAGCACGGCTGTTTTGCACGCAGCTAGCGAGAGTTCGAATCTCTCATTGTCCACTCGGGTGTAGTTCAATGGTTAGAACGCTGGTCCGATAAACCAGTGACGAAGGTTCGACTCCTTCCTCCCGTACTCTGGTCTAGTAGCTCCAATGGTTAGAGCACTTCCTTGTCACGGAAGTGGATGCCGGTTCGAATCCGGTCTAGATCGCTGAAGTAGTCCTTAGTAAGGAATGCTTCTTACTCTCATAGCCCAATCGGTAGAGGCGACAGGCTTAGACCCTGTGCGATGTAGGTTCGAATCCTACTGGGAGTACCAAGCTCCATTCGTCTAGTGGTTCTGGACATCCGGTTCTCACCCGGAAGGTGAGGGTTCAATCCCCTCATGGAGTACGAACGATTCTCCCGGCCTAAGGTCCGGGAGCTAAGCAGGCCACAACCTGAATCGTTTACCTAGTCTGTTAGCTCAGTAGGAAGAGCATCCGGTTGAAACCCGGTGCGCGTAGGTTCGATCCCTACACAGGCTGCTGTGGTCATAGCTTAAAAGAAAAGCACTGGGATGTGACCCCAGGGAAGAGGGAGCGTTACCCTCTGATCACCCCGTTCCTATAGTTCAACGGAATAGAATGGCAGGCTACGAACCTGCTGATGAAGGTTCGAATCCTTCTGGGAACACGCTCCGGTAGTAAAGCGGCCATACAGCGGACTCTTAATCCGCAGACGTGGGTTCGAATCCCACCCGGAACACGCCTGATTAACTTAGTGGTAGAGTACCGCTTTAGTAATGCGGTAGTGAGGGTTCGATTCCTTCATCAGGCTCGCAAGTTCATTCTTCACTAGCACAACGGTCAGTGCAGGCGACTGTTAATCGTCTGATCTAGGTTCGATTCCTGGGTGAAGAGCTGTCTTGTTAGAGGACTAAACCTGAGCCTCCTAAGCCTAGGTACTGGGTTCGAATCCCAGCAAGACTACTGGTGACAACTTCGGCAGTACGGCTTGGACCCCGTCAACGCGAATGGGTCACGCATCACCGTCTGGGGCTGAGGCCGCAATCGTAGCGGAGACTGAAGACGTTAAACTTCCAGAGGCCCACAAGCCCGATTAGTTCAATAGGAGAACACCTGCCTTACAAGCAGGCTACGGCGGAGCGTAACCGTCATTGGGTACCGGAACTCCAGTTCGCTGGCATGGATGTTCTGTAGATAAGACCAGTAATCACCGAACGAGCTAGAGCCGCCTCCCCTAGGGGCGGCTTTTCGGCGTTCACCTTTAAACTAGGAGATAGCATGACTACTTGGGGAAACGAAAACGACGACGCCGGTAACCTGGACCCAAACAACACGAACGGTCCCAAGGCACTACGTGATGCGTACGCTGCACTCAAGGCTCAGAACGATGAACTACTCGCGGGGTTCACCGCTATGCAGGCCGAGGCTAAGGCCGCAAAGGTGCAGACTGTTTTCAATGACCTAGGCGTTCCCAACGCTGCTTCGCAGTACCAGGGAGACGCTGATCCAGCAAAGATCACCGAGTGGGTAACCAACATGAAGGCTGCCTTTGGTGGATCTGGGACGCCAGTCCCCGATACTTCAATTCCACCTGCCGTACCAAACGAGGATCTGGAACAGTTCCAGCGAATGACCCAGTCCGGCCAGTCCGGTGGGCCAATCGGTTCTGTTGAGTTCGCTCAGGCAGGCGTGAATGATGCTAAGTCTATTCAGGATCTCATCGCAAACTCTCAGAAGTTCATGCGAGGCTAAGCCCTTAGCTTAGAGGTCTGCTACTCCTAAGAGGGAGTGACAATGGCTAACGCCTTTACTGGCACTGCTGCCATGGCCAACGTCGTACAGACTACGTACGACCGCGCACTTGAGTTCGCTCTACGTGCACAGCCACAGTTCCGTATGGTCGCTGACAAGCGTCCGGTTCAGCAGGCAATGCCTGGTTCGAGTGTTGTCTTCGAGATCTACCAGGATCTCGCTCAGGCAATTACTCCACTGAACGAACTAGTCGACCCGGACGCCGTAGCGGCATCCAACCCGACTCCTGTTTCCGTTACTCTCAACGAGTACGGTAACTCGATCCTTGTTTCCAACAAGCTCGACCTGTTCAGCTTCACCGACATCACCGCCGGTCTAGTGAACCAGGTTGCATGGAACCTTGGTGACTCTGTCGACCTTCTCGTTCAGAACGTGATGGCGACTACTACTCAGACCATTCGCAATGACCCTGCTACCGGT